TTCTGAAAGTGTCGTGGTTCCATAAATTGCGGTTAAAACATTAGATTGTGCAGTCCCTAAGTGATGCTCGTGCTCACCGGCTCCTATAGATGATGCCGTGTGATTATGCGTTGGGATTTTATCATTCAATATAGGGCTGTCTGATCCAGCAACGCCACCGCCAGATGTATTAACAACTCGCAGCATTCTATTGTTAGCTGTGTCCGTTGTGTCTTGTGTCCATCCGGTAGGCGGTGATGCTTGAGCAAATAACAGCTTTGTTCCGGGAGGCAATACAACTTCTGGAATCACTTCTTCAAACTCAACCTCCCAAAAAGTTGATGGAGAAGTTCTATAAATAAATTCATATTCAGTGCCTAAAACAAGCGAATCAGAACCAATATTAGTCGCCCCTGGGTGCTTAATATCAACGGCACCAGTACCGAAAGCATTCAAAGTAGAGTTTCCGGTATTTGTAATCGGAATTATTGTTCTTATTCTCATGCCATCGGCTAATGAATCAGGCGCAAGCATTGGGGAAACTGCCGTTGCTGTGTAAGCATTGACAATGCCTGCCCCGGTGTAAAAGTCGCCTGTTGTGGAATAAGTTGAAATTGCTTTGACTATCTGGAGCAAATCACTTGATGCCAAAACCTGACCAGTACTTTCGATTATGCTTTGCAGTTCACTTGCAACTTCATTCCATTCAGATGATGAAAGTTTGCCGTCTGCCGTTGCCCCGCCATTATCTAATTTGTTGTTCAAATCTTTCATTAATATTCCTATCTATCTAAATAAAAGCACGGCATGTGCAGGGCGCTGTTTTTCAAACAGACACTTTATGATTGACTGTGTTAGGTCGCCAAAAATAATTGAAAAATCATATGTAAAACTATTACCAGGCGGTAATGGGAAATCAATTACTATCGTGTTTCGTGCTGTTGTTATTGAATCGAACGCAATTTCACCGGTTAAATCAGCGCCTGGTGTAACTGTAACATGTATCCCAAACAGCGCGGCAAGATCAACAAAGTCTTCTTTAGCCTGTAAGTTCATATTTGCCAGCTTTACAATTATATTCCTCAGCCGCTTTTCGTTTGTTTCCTCGACAATCAAACAATCGTCAGGTATTTGCAATGCACTTTCCCATTCTGATAAAAATAGAGTGGTGGTGTCTGGAAAATATTCATGTTCGAACGTTGTAATATAATCCTGTGTTATTTTTAACTCGCTGGCTAGGCCTCGCAATAAGGCCCGTAGATTTGAGTTATATACATTTTTGGACTCAAATGTATAGCCGCCAGGCAAATAGTCTGCCAATGATTGTGCGTGATCTTCTTTTGTTTTGTACATAATTTTACACTATATTAAATGTAACAAGACCTTTTGTCGCTATTTCACCAGACGCTATAACAATGTCTCCTACTGGAGTAGACAATTCAAAACTCTTCACAATTAAGCCCGTCTCTAAATCCACTGTGTTTTTAATAGCCGCACGATAAGCATCTTCGTCAACATTGACACTAACTGTTGTTTGCTCATCATGGAATTGTTGAATATTTGAAGCTATCGACTCTCGCATTGTTGATGTATTTGGCTCAAGCTCTGTAAATGCGTAATCAACAGGAACAGCAATAGGAGCCACCACAAGATTATCAGTACTTGAAACATTGGCTGGTAATATAGTAGCTATGCTTGCTTTAACAATATCCACCTCAGCCGCGCTCGGTATGCTATTAGCATCATTATCTCGCATAAAATACGTTCTAACTGTGCCAAGTGGAATAATCGTTGTTGCTGTTATTGTTCCCGTTGCGGCGACTGGTGACCCGCTAATAATATAATTAAATATTGTTGAAGACTGAATTATGATCCTGGCTTTAATAACGTTATATTCTTCCTGATTAGCGCCTGTTATCGTTGTCTGAAAGCCATCCTCAAAACCATGCGGCGTTGCTGTTGTTGCTGTTGCAACTTGCCCGGAGTGAGTAATACTAATTACGCCAACTGTCCCTATTTCATCACCTGCATTTTGTACAAATACGCGGGTAACTCCTGTCGTTTCTTTAGCTTTTGCTGTTATATCAGCACCATTAAAATGTGATACAGGGTTACGAATTTTGTCTAAATAGCGGGCTTTATAATCAATTGTAGTCTCTTCATCAGAACCCCCACCAACCGTGGCAAAACTGACGTACAATGTATCGTCTATTCCTGGAATTGGGCTCTGTAGCTGTAAAGGGGAATCTAAATCCAGGTTATTTTCAGTACCAAACCCAACCGAATATAGTTCTATACATGCTGACGTATATGCAGCTATTATTGTGCCCGTTGCTGGTGCAGGTGTTCCGTCAACTGAGTATGTAAATGAATCCATACCGGTTACAACAATCTCAACATCTGTTACATTGTATTCAGATTGATCTGCCCCGGCTATAGTCACTGGCACGAATGATGATAGTTTGTGCATCCCAGCAGTGATACACGTTGCGATTGACCCGTTTCGAGTTATAGAATCAACGTTAATTGTATTGTTTGCTATAGTTGCACTGGTTAGTGATGCATAATCCAAGCCGTTAGATTGTAATATTTCACCTATACTGATTAAAGAACCAGCAACACCCGTTGCAACTGCATTACCTGTTGCTATTGTTGCCTGGTTTTCTGACCCAACATAAATTTTCCCCCATCTTGGTGCTGTGTTATCGTCTGCGGTATCAGGCATAACACGCAATTCAGTTCTATCTAAATCTTTTTGAAAGTCGAAAATTCTACGTGCAAAACCAGCAATTAACGATCTTAACCAATGCGTGTTTATATACGGGTTGCTGTCCGGCGCTTCACGCTGCACATCAGCTTTAATCCTGTCCTCAACTTGTGAGGTATTATCCGGTGTTTCTACGCTCAAAATTTAAGCCTCATTAAGTTGTTGTTATATATTCGCCAGCATCATCAATCAGCGCGCTTCCCAGAGAATCAAATAAAATAGACCCCTCTTCAGCAGGTGGCGGGCTAATTGTAGTTGTAGCATTTATTTTGCCTGTATTATCCCATAATGGGTAATATTTACGCTCAACTTGCGAACCATCACGTCCAATATCAATTGGTACAATAACAGTTCCATTTCTTAGATATGGTGTTAAAACGCTTACGCTTACGGCTATCCCTTCTTCAACTAATTTGCTTAAGCTATTATTAATAACAACGCCCAATTCAGCTAAAATAGATCCCGTTATTCGTTCCTGCTCAAACTCCCACGCTTTCGACCCCTGCTCAAAGCTTGGAGTTGTCTCGTTTCCAATCCATCCGCGCCTTTGCTCTGATGCTGGTATTTCTGACGATGTTGCCCGCGCCTCTTCAAATAATGACATTAAGATAGCAGTATCAAGCGTTTCATCCGTGTCTATATCGCCACTATTATTCCATGTAATGTCATAATATCCCTTGCCATTGTTTAATACCGCGTCAGTTGTCAATTTGGCTCACCTGTACTTCCACTGCCTGGCTGTGTACCACCATGCGTGTGTGTGTTGCTTATATCTTTACCATTACTTGTTACTACACCAGCCAATGTTGTATTGCCTGTAACAACAAAATTTCCAGTAACGGTTGTTGTCGGGGCGGTTATATTTACCGCTGCTGTCGATGTTATATTAGTAGTTATACACTGTAAATCTATATTAGTTGCGGCGATAACATTTAGATTGTTACATTGTACATTAACGTCTGTTTCTGTAAAAACTTCAATGTCCCCGTTATTTCTGAATACAACATAAGACATTTTTACAGGGTGAAAAAATACCGGCTCACCTTGTGCCATTCCATCAGGTCTGTCAATTGTAACGGGTATTGCTGCATCTTCAGCGACTTGTTTTATTAATGTATCTATGGGTAAATCACAATGTGAGCCGTAAGGGTAAATTATAGTAAAATTACCAACGCGGCCTAAAAACTTAGCCTGCTGATCTGGATATTTTTGTTTTTTATCCGCACCTGTAATCAATCCCCACAAACTACCTCCAATAGACATCGTTTTGTTTCCCCGCTTTTTTGTTGTCTTTAGGCTTGACTATTGTATATGAATTGCGCTCCACAAATTCAAGTTCTGTAATAGTTGGCTGTCCTTCGCCCTGGCTAAATGTTACCGTATCAATCAGCATTTTACGGCTAATATCAGCAACGCTTGAATTTATTTGTACTAATGAATTAGGCGACCATAAGCCGCTATTATATTTGCTGTGTCCTTTTACTGTGCAGTTAAATGTTGTCGACTTTGCTTTTGATAGTTGATGCGTCCATTTTGCCCGGTCATTTAATTGTTTTGAACTATAACTCTTGCCCTCAACAACAACTTTTTGTCTCCCTTTTCTTACGCTAGAATCAATTAATGTGCCGCCCTGACTTTCTACTGTAGCAACATCTGTTTTCCCTGCGAGGTTAAGCGATCTAGGCGCTAACTGTCCTTTGTGGATAATAGTATTAAATAGCTCGCTGTTAGTTATATTCCAAGACTGACTTAAAATATTGTTATCATTCCCATTTGTACGCTGTAGCGTTGCCCCTGATTCTGTAGGAGTGACATCCTCGATACAAACATTACCATCGTTATCAGAGCTTATTAATGCTTGTCTTTTCCGCCCATATTCCATAGCAAGACCGAGAGCGTTGGTGCCGTCTCTACCATCTATCACATCTTCAGCCGCATTAAATAAAACCGGTGCTAGATTATCAACAACATTTAGATCAAGCCCTATATTTGATAGTATCAACTCAACGACTTTTTTTAGCGTTATATCACCTCGGACATCATTGAAGCCAATAACCTGCGAGTCTATAATTCCGCTAGTTTTATCTCTGCCTGAATATGTTACGGTATGGCTGCCCTCTGATTCATCCCCGCCTATTTCATCAATATTGCCAGACATTTGTTTAATATCATCAACCCAGACTTCTACCGAATCATTGATTTTAAATGTAGGAAATAAATTAACAGAGGTTGCTGTAAATGAAAAATCATTAGCCATTGATGTTATAGAAACAGTACATTCCGCCTCTGTAAAATCTTTAAACGGCTTTCCATTTACAATTAAATTTATCATGCAACAACCAAAATCTTTATATCACCCTCAACAAATGCGTTCTGGTGAATGTCGTTTAACTCTGTAATTATGTCAAATAAATCGGTGTTTCCATACCATTGATATAACAATACGGATAATGGCTGTCTTTGTGTCGTAACTGTTATTACCTGATTAGTTGTCACCCTAGCATCATCAAGCGTTTTGATCGCCTGTACGCGGGTTCTATCAAGTTGTTCGTGCACATCATTTGCAACAAGCTCATCATTTCTAATTGTTAAATATTGCTGTTCTAATTCTGACTGAATCAAGTCTAATTCGTCTGTCGTATCATACTCAACTTGAACAGCGCTATCATATGCAAAGGCTAATGATTGAGTCCTAATTGCTGAACGGATTACATCACGATTATTTTTTCTTGATTTAAGACCGGCTGTAGTTACTATTATTTCAGGATCATCTTCACCGAACAAAAACAAGCCCTTATAAACAATCAGTTTCTGCTCTGGCGTGTCGTATAAATTCCCTAAGCTATAAAATAAATCATTAATTTCAGGGCCAAGCAAAGCAGGATTTTTAATATTAGTGACTATATTACGCTCGAAGTTATCAACATCAGCATAAAAAGTAGATGCTTGTTCCTGTATTTGTGTGGCGCGTTCTGAAACCTCGTTAAATGCATCAGCGACATTTTGAACATTTTCCATTGCATCGCCAAAATTCCCAATAAATCCAGAGCGAACAATATAATTTTCTACTATGTCCTGTACTGATACAGATCCTAATAGATTAGCCTCATATTCAGTAAGTGTCTGAAGATTGCCTGATTGTATAGGTATGCCTTCCGCGTCATCAACTTCAAATTGAATCGTTATTGATGCACGACCAAGCTCACTCAGCTTTTCATTTAGTGAATATGATCCAGTTATTACGTTTTCAATGTCTCCCCAGTATGGATGGGTTAAAACACCTTTTTTACCATCCTCTAAAACACGAATTAAATTAGCACGATTACTATCATAATTTTCATATGGAATTATTGTGGTGATAGAAAATGATCGAGGTGCTTTACCTTGTACTTCAACTGCTTGTTTATCACTGCCAGGATAATTGTATCTTACTATTCGATTGCCGCCACTTGTTGTGGTGTCAGTAAATAATAAATCTATCCCTCTGTATCTGTATTTTTTAAGCTGAATTAAATCGGTCATGCTGGCACCTCTGCGAATCCTGCACCTGTATCATTACGCCTTGATTTTCTGCTGGTTCGTGTAGGTTGTGTTTGTTTTAAACCTTGGTCTAATCCGACCTGAACACCTACGTCAACTGACTGCTTCCCAAATAAATTAACGGGCGTTTTTTTGCTATCACCAAAGAATTGATTTTTTACAGCTGTCTGTTCCTGTTCGCCAAATATAAAGTCTTTAGCCGCTGTAAATCCTGATAATTTACCAATAAGCCCACTTGCACTTGATAATAATTTGAACGCAGCACTATTCGTTATCATGCCACTAATTTCATTAAATACTGCAATCACAATATCTTTAAATAGATTAAATTTTTCTATTGCCCCATCCAGAAAATTACTAAAAAAAGCGGACACAAGCCCCCAATTATCAATAATCAAATAAGCCGCCCCCGCGACTAATGCAGCGGTTATAAATATTGGGCTAAAAACAACAGCCATGACAACACCTAACGCTGCAAACGCAGATGTTATTAACGGTATTGCTAGGCTAATGCTACCGAGTATTAATAATAGCGGGCCTAATACCGCCAATATACCACCCACTATAAGTTTTGTTTTTAATATTGCTGGCAACACCTCCATCTACACTGGTCTGCAACACCGACTC